CGCAGCTAGTTAAGCTGGTTAGGATCAGTAATAGTGGCAAGCTCTTCATTAACCTTGACCGTTCCTCTGTTTATTATCTTTTCAATCAACCCCGGCTTGCGTACAGAAAGCATGTTTAGGTTATGCCTTGCGAAAGTCTGTCGCATATCAGTGACCTCTCTTTCCGCTACCCTAGCCGCATCTGCTAACTCATTGATTTTTTGCAGGTTCTCCTTTTCTCTGGCTATTTGCCTTTCTATTTCGTCGTTTTGAGCTTTGATCTCACCTTCTAAAATCGCTTGGTTCGATATCGCTTGTTGCAACTCCGACCTCAGAAGACCCTTTTCCGCTTCTGCCTTGTCGTAGTACAGCTTAAAAGCCCCACCAAGCAAAATCAGACCCACGCCCAACGCTGCAGATAGTTGCCACATTATTTTTTGTTCATGTAAGCAGTTGCGCCAAAGTACAACCCGACTATAGACGCTTGTGACAAAAATAGCATGTCGGAGAGGGCTGCGATGGTATCGAGCCGAGACTCGCTAACAAACGGCATTAAAGGTAGCAGGGCATAGACCATCATGCTTATTACTGCCACCCACGCCATTAGCTTCTGGCTTTCAGCTTTTTCTTCCCGAAGCTCAAGCTCAAGCATCGTTTGACTACGCTGCAACTCTTCGTCAGTTACCACGCCGTCTTTATCGAGGTCGAACTGCTCGTACTGGCTACCCTTCTGCAATCGCTTCGCACTCACTTGTCTTTAGCTTTGCCGATATTGAGCGCGAGCGTATCAACGAGCTTATACAGCTTGCCTATCCATTCGTCGTCCTTCGGTGTTGGCGTTGACGCCGCGACAATAGAGGCTAAAGTGACGATCAGAGTCACACCAGTTACCAAATCAAACAAGATGTCCATAATTCATTAATCCCAAAACGGTGTATCTTTTGCCACCATCCTTGGCTCGCACCAGGCGGTGACCTTGTACTGACTTTTGTTCAGTCGTCGCTTTTCTACCGCATCCGCAAAGTAATTGCACCTGTGGATATCCCTAAAGTACATCATATCTGTATCTACAGCATTCCCATTGACGATGACCATCAGTACAAACGCCATGATCACCGGAAGTAATTAACCCACACATAAATACCCCCGATGATAGCAATGAAACATATCAGGGCAATCGTCCCGTATGTCATAGCTTCCTTCATCATTTTTTGTCGCTCTCTTTTCCTCTTCTTGATAAGAGCGATCTTTCGTTCATGCGCCGCACGAGAGTCCTCGATGCGCTGCATAATTTCTCGGTATTGCGAAGCACCCCCGGATTGCATCAGGAGAGAGTCTTTGAGAGCTTGGTGGAACGAATCGGCCTGTCGTTTCGCTACCTGCAACTTCATCGACTGTTCCAGGGTCAGCGGCTTTTCTACGGCCTTAGAATCAACATTCCGAATTTGTTCGTCGAGATTAGAGTATTTCGAGATCAGGGCTGAGAATGAACTTGCGTTAGCACCCGTCTCTTTGATTGTCGCAAGCATCTCGTTTAGCCCCTTGAGCGTAGCTAAAATGCCAGCAATTTCGCCAACGCCGAGACCGAATACCATGATTCACCTGGACCATACCGCAATGACGATGCCCACTAGAGAAGAGACCATGATTGGATAGATCCCCCAGATCATCTTTTCTAATTTATCGAATCTCTGAGATCCTGCTTCGAGCCGCGCATTAATCGTCTCGTATCTGAGGCTGCACTCGGCTTCATGGACCTCGATCTTTTGCAGTGCCTTGCTCGCGTGAGTCTGAGCCATCAGCTCACCACTTCTTCCGCTTCCTCAACGGCCTTGATTGACTCTTTCAGAGCATTTTCACGAAAGCCAAGCGCCACCTGCAGGTTAACCGCTCGACGTTGTGCAGCCGCTATTTGGTTTCGCAGTTCAGCAATTTCGTTGCGAAGGCTAACCACTTCGAGGTAATGCTCTTTTGACGCATCGCTCTGCTGGTTTATGTCATAGCTTTCGCCGTCAATCGCTACGATGACTGGCTGAATTTCTTGGTTTACTTCGTCCATTTTTAGACCTTTACGTTGATTTTTCTTGACGCTGCAACTCGTTCAAGCTCTAAGCGCCTACCCTTTGCCTGGTAGATCTCAAACTGCTGATCTTCCCTAAGTTCTTTGAGCATCCGCCCCTTGGCCGCGTCTTCAAGCCGCTGCTGTCTTTTATTGGCAACCTGCTGCCAATTGACTTGCTGTACTTGATAGCTAGACGCGACTTTCATTTACCAGGGCACACCTTCACCCTGAGTGGGGTTCTTCTGCTCTGCAATCTGGGCAGTAAGCCCTGCTTCAACAGCGCTTTTGTCCACGTCGGCATCCCAGCACCACTGAAGCACGCCAGCTTCCGTGAGGCTGTCATAAGCCACGAAGTCTGCTGCTGAGGGGTCTGGCGTGAACGAGCAAGCGCCATAGTTTCGTGCAGTGTAGGTGTTGTCTCCTACAGTTTCAGAGTCAATCACACGCCAGTGTGCAACGGTAACGCCCCCATCACTGATGTTACGTTCCATTGTTTTAATTTCCCAAGTCGCGGCCATTCGTTTCTCCTTCAAGATTCAAATACGAGCTTTTCGCCACTAAGTTTCTCAAGCACCCTGATAGCCTTGAGCATATCGACATTGATTCTCTTTCCGTCTCGTTCAGAAAAGTACGACCAGGCCATCTCTTCACTTGGACCTTCAGGAATGAGTTCAAAGTTGTGTGGTGACAGCGTAGTGACGTTGCCCGCTTCATCTCGCACTTTCAATTCGCTGCTAGAGCTAACGTCTTCTGCATAAAGGACAATGCCATCTGTGACGCTGCCCGAAGGGGCGGTGCCGTTGAAAAGAGCCAAATTACCCGCGCTTGAAGACGGCGTGCTTGTACCGCCAATTAGTACATTGCCAGCACTATCGACTGACATCAGCGAGTTCGTTACGTTTGAAGTTGAGTCCGCGTGCGAGGCCGTTGCTTGCCTGTTGACACTCCACGAATCTGTATCGTTGTAGGGGTTTCCCGCAAACCACTCGACATCGTTCACCTGGTTGTGAAAGAAAGTACCTATGCCGCGTGCAGCCCCATTTGAATCAAGGATGGTTCTGGCATGTGTGAAGCCACTGCCACCATCGTTGCCGACGTGGATCGTGGAATCTACGTCAAGTTCGTAGGCGGGCGCGGTCGTATTTACTCCAACCCTGTTTGCTGACGCATCTACAAAAAGAGTGCCACTGTCAACTGTAAGATCATCTGCAAGAGTAAGGGTTGATGCCATATCTACAGCACCATCAATGTCCACCGCATCAAGATTTGTAGTCCCGTCTACATCTAAGTCGCCATTGAAGTCAGCGTTACCTGCAAGCGTTAGCGTGGAAGCCATGTCTACAGCACCGTCGATGTCTACTACGTCTAGGTTCGTGGTTCCGTCTACATCTATATTCCCTGAAATATCTAGTTCAGTTGCAATAATTTTATCGTTGAACGTAGCAGCACCAGCGGCAGACATGTCAAAATGAAGCGCACTAATCATTGAGCCGCCGTCATTTCCTCGTATGTAAACGTCTCCGTCGCTAATAGCTCCGTTGATATAGAGGTCATTGCCTGACTTGGTGATATCTCCAAAATGCGTTCCGCCGCTTTTGAAGAGAATACTGTCGCCGCCAGCGTCAAGATTGATGTCTGCTGCGATATCAATCGTAAAATCACCTGATGCATTAGTGATGTTATCACCCGCACTAAAGGTTATATCGGTGCCGCCAGTTGTGTTGCCTGCGGTCAATACTTCAGCCAGCGTATCCGTCACACCGGGATCAACCAGCGCCATCGCGTCAACAACCGCAGCGCCAGAGCCTGCGCCATCGAGGTAGACAACAGCGGTCTTGCCGGTGGCGATAGTTACATTTGCGCCAGAACCTTGGCTGATGTTGATTGACTGCGACCCTGTAGTTGCATTTTCTACCCACATCACACGCGAGATGGTATTCGGAGCGATGGTCAAAGTCCTGGTTGCGCTCAATGTCGCAGAAGAAGTGACCTTGAAGTACATCGACCGGGCGGGGTCGGTAGCTCCATCTGCTACCGTGGTCGTGGCATCTGCGTCCGAACTAAAGCAATCCTGAGTACCGTAACCTAAAGCCTGTCCAATTAGCTCCAAGTTAGTGTTCGTGCTCGTGCCCCAGGTTCCGCTTTCGTCTCCGGTGGCGATCTCCTTCAAGCGAAGATCATTAACATACGTTGCCATTTAAGCTACCTCTTCCCAATTAGGGGTTTGACTATCATCAACAGCCGACCAACTCGGCGTTTGACTATCGTTTACATTACTCCAATTCGGCGTTTGTGTGTCAGTAACGGCGGTCCAATTGGGCGTTTGTGTGTCGGTTATATTACTCCAATTTGGGTTTTGGCCGTCATTTATAATGCCCCAAACATTAAAGTATCCTATCGCTCCTGTCGCTGAAACGCCTGTGACAGAAATGTTTCCATCAGCCGTAACCGTGACCGTACCAACTGCCCCAGTTCCAGAGACTCCAGTGACCGATGCAGTTGCGCCACCCGTGGCCGTAACTGTGCCAACCGCTCCAGTCCCAGCAACCCCAGTAACACTAACATTCGCATCACTGGATACAGTAACCGTTCCAACAGAACCTGTTCCGCTAACTCCAGTGACCGTGAAAGCAACACCTGTGCCTTCGACAATCGTGACTGAGCCAATGGCTCCGGTGCCAGATACGCCTGTGACAGAGGTATTTGCATCTGCGCTGACCGTGACCGTCGTAACCGCACCAGTGCCTGATACGCCCGTGACCTCAACAGGTATTTCTTCATTCCAAGCACCTTGGCCCCAAGTGCCTCTTCCCCAGCCAGTAACATTTGCCACATACTACTCGCTACGCGATACGGATAATGGCGTTAGACGCATCCGCTGTTGGGAACTGGATCGTAAAGTCACCTGAACTAGATGTTTTGTCACCGCCAAAGTCCAACGCGCAAACAGCAGGATCACCTGACGCGCTATCATTAAAGATAAGAGCGCCTCTTGCCGTGATGCTGCTTGAGCTAAACGTCAAATCATCAAAATCAGTTAGTGCAGTAGTCCCAGAAGTGCTGGGATCAACACGAGTTAGCGATGCCCCTTTAGCAGTATATCCAGTGCCAGATACTTCGTTAGACGCTGTGTAAGCAGTAGTGCTTGCGCCTAAGCTTGCTGAACTTGTATACAACGCTAAGTTAAAGGTGCTACCCCCAGAGTTCTTAAAGTTGTGTACAGCTTCCATAAGCTCTTTTTTGAAGCTGGTGCACATTGCAGTAGAAATAGCCATTAGAGACTCCTGATTATGTTTGCCATGTCAGCATGACCTTGGCTTTCTAGTTGTGCGATGAGCGTTGTTCTATCGCTTTTTATCGCTTCTTTAATGTAAAAATTAACCGTGTTTCGCACGGATTCTTTAAATGCTTCTGCTTGTTGGGCTATCAAGGGATGACAGTTACCACCAATGCTAACTATTCTATCTGAAGCAGCCTCTGCCCAAAAATCAGGATCATGTCCCTTGTTGACCGTTGTCTTAACAGAAACAGTTCCAACCTCAAGAGTAGATTCTTTAAAAAATGACAACGTTAAGCCCTTGCGATGTCGTAACGAAACTCATCTCTTGCGCCGTACCCTTCGCCCAAAGATCTTAAAGCATTTAACGCCAAGTTAAATCGCTGTTCGTATTGGCCAACTTCTTCAGGAACTTTAAGAAATGTTGCCGCTTCAACAAGCGTCCCGTAAAGCAAAGCATCAGGCGCATTGTCTGAAAGCCAAGTAGTATCTGTTCCAGATGTTGTTGTTAACGATGCAGGCCGATACTTGTAGTGAAGCTCATACGTGTAATCAGAAGCTGGTGTTGGTGCCAAGATAAACGTGTTGTCATCAAACAAGGCATAATATTTGGTTGGCCCTGTTGTTGATGCGTTTGGCGTGTAATCTCTTATAAATGACACATGCTTGAATAATGGATATGTATAAACACTATCGATTATCAAGGCTAAACTATATGTGGCCAAGAAGTCATTTGGCGTAGAGAGATAAGGAAACGACGTTGTCGCTGTCCCTGTTACGTTTTTGCGAAAAACAGGAA